AGGCCTTCTAGGAATCCTAATTTATCCCATTTGTTGATTGTATCTTCTTTGATAACTTTAAGGTGTTTTAACCCGATGTTACCTACAAGACCTGATTCTAATAATGCTCCCATTTTAGTTTTTTTTTTGTTTTTTTTTGTTTAGTTTATTTTTATGTTTTATTTCATTTTAGACATTAAGTCTTTCATTCTAAGGAATTGAGGATTTTCATAAGTTTTGTTCTCAATTAAGTTAATCGCTGAGCCTGTCGTTGGTGCGTTTTCAATTTTACGCTCAAATGATTCATTCATTGATTGACTTGTTGTAGGTGAAAGTTCGTCTTTAATGGTTTTGTACAAACCTTTAGATTCTTTGATTGATTCTACACCATCAAATCTTCTTAAAATATTGATTTTTTCTTGTTTTGATGTTGAGTGTTCAGTGAACAAACGTGTAGCGTATGCTAAGTTTGAGTTGAATACTGCAACTTCATTCAATTTATTTCTGAAGATGTTTAATGCTTTTCTGTATTCTTCATTCTTTTCTCTAAGAACTTGTACTTCTTTTGTGTTACTTTCTTTAAGTGCCATGTTAAATGCTGAGTGAGCTCTTGGTTTTGGTAAACCACCTTTTCTACCCGCAATACTACCTGTACCTAATGTCCGTACACCTTCTTTGGTTTCCGCTTTTTTGACCATCTTGTTTTTTCCAAGTTTGTCACCTAAGTTTTCACCTTCCTTATATTCAAATTTTGCTTTACCCGTACCAACCGCACTAGGACCTTGTTTCATTTTTGTTTTGAAACCTGTTCCTTGATTTGGATTTTTAGAGTAAACTTTTACGTTAGGACCTTTTCCCATTCCAACTCCTTTTGGTTTGATAGTTTTCTTACCTGACTTAGATTCGTACATGTTTTCCATGTCGTCTTCCATCATTTCTTCATCCTCATCATCAAATGAGATTTCATAAACGACTTCAGATTCATCCATTTCGTCTTCTTCAGAGTCAAATTCTTCTGAGGTAAAACCCATGTCTTCGTCTTCCATCATATCAGAGTCGTCCTCGTTAAAAACTTTTTCAATGATGTCATCAATATTAGAATCAGATTCGTATTCTTCTTCATCTTCCATATCATCATCATCGCTAAACATTTCATTAAACTCCATGTCATCTTCCATTCCTTCACCAACAATCATATATTCTTTGTTTGCTTGAGTATCCTTAAGATTAATATTACCGCCAGCATCTTTCGTTACTACGATATTATCATCAGGTCCCATCAATTGGAATACACGAAGAACTTCTTCGTCTGATTTGTTAGTTAAGTCGATTGGTTCTGCCATGTCATCATCTTCCATGTCATCTTCCATGTCATCATCTGACATGTCTTCGTCTTCAACGTCTGTATCTTGGTTATCAGCGTCCATATCCATATCCATGTCATCCATGTCCATGTCCATATCCGCATCGTCTTCAACCTCGTCATCTGATTCTTGTTCAAATAGAGATTCTTTTACCAATTCTTTGATTTCTTGCGACATTGTTGAAGCAAGTATTCCTTTTGCGTTTTCGGCAACCGCTTCTTCCAAATTTTTCATTTGAATGATTGCATCTTCTACTAATGATTTTTCTTTTGCCATTGTGAGTTTTATATTTTTATATATAAATATTACCAATTGTGAAAAAAGTTTAATTTAACTCAATTCCAATCCGTTTATTTATTAATTAATAAATATCACCCATTTGACAAAAAATAAAAAAGGAGACCTTTTGGGTCTCCTTTTAATTTATTATTGAAATTTAATTTACTCTATTACTTCATTAATTTTACTTTCAACAATTGCCGTAATTCTCCAATCTTGGGTATACGACCCGAAAATCTTAGTTACTTTTGCCTCAACATCAGTTGGGGTGAATCCGTTCACTAATTTTTCTTCTCTTAATTTTTTAATTTTTCCTGATTCAGAATCTACTGAATCAATTGTAACTTTTGCTACGAAATACTTTTCTCCTTGTTCCATGTTTAATAATTTTTTTTTATCTGTTTCCTAAATAATCGTTCAATTTTTTCATTAAGTCAAGCGATTTGTTTCCTGAATCCCCAACATGTCTTTCTACCGACATTCTTTTTTCTTCTTCAATGTTCTCTTCAAAATTACCTTTATCTTCTTTATTTAAGAAAAGATACGCTCCTGGTGTTGATGGAGAAGAAACTAAGTCAAAACAGATTAATTCAAAATCGTCTTGTACTTCATTCTGTTCACCAATCTTTTTTAAAGACCCAACACCTCTTGATGAGATACCAAGGGTTACACCTTGTCTTAAGTAGTTTGCCGCCATATCTCCTTTAGTCGATACAATTCCTCTTTCGTGGAACCCTGGACTTGTCAATAATTTTAGTTTACCCATTAAGGTTGGTCCTTCCCACCAAACATCTGTAATTAAATGAGACACTCGGTCTAAATCAATTAGTGATGATTCGGGGTGATTTAACTCAGATAAAGAGGTTCCCTTTTGGATTAGTTTTTTATAATTGTCCGCTTCTCTTTTAAGGATACGTTCAGGATATATTCTACCGTTTCTATTAGGTGTATTATATTTTTGTAAAACCGCATAAAACTCAAATGGTTTAGAATGGTCCAACATATTCGTTGATTCTAATATGTAAGAATTTTGTTCGTTTTTTGGTGAAATATATCCAGCATCATACTCGACTAATATCCCCTTACCTGACTCACCAGGTTTTATAATTTTTAGATTCATCTTTAATTTTAATTATAAATATTGAAGATTATCTATTTGTGTCACCAATTCTTTTCTTTTCCCATTTTTAGTTGGGTAAAACTTAAAGTATTCATGTTCGTTGAAGCTTTGTTGTACAATGTCTTTTGTCATTTTTTTCAGAGAATCTCGTAATCTAATTGATTTAAAATCTGTATCTTGTTCTTTTAGGTAAATGTTAATTTCTAAATTTAAGAACGATTTTTTTCCTGTTGATAATCCACTTGACCGTAAATCTAAATCAACAATAAAGTTATCGTCAAATAAGTGTCTATCAATACTACCATGTACAATGTGTCTTATTTCCCGACTTAGATTTAAAACAACCCTGTTCCAATTCTCTGTGTCTTTTATTGGTTCTACCCATGTTTGAAGATTTAAATAAAGTGATTTAAAGTTTATTGAGTCTACCGTGCCATACACGACTTTTGTAGACTTGAATCCTTGGATTTGTGAGGTTTTCCCCTTTTTCATTAATTTCCATATTTTTATAGTTTATTTTCCAAAAAAATAGGTATTATTGTTCCAATAGTCAAAATAAATTAAAATGGAAAGATATTTGTAATATATGCTAATAATCAAAGTGGAAAAGGGTAATCTCGAAAGAGCCCTAAAAATGTACAAAAGTAAGGTCATTAAAACAAGACAAATGTCTGAATTAAATGGACGTAAAACATTCGTTAAAAATTCTGTGAAAAATAGAGAAATAATGAAGAAATCAAAATACGTTCAACAAAAGTTTAAATCTAACGAAGATTAAAGAGTTTCTTTAAGATTTTTTAATTTAAAATAAGATAGTTTGTCATACTTTTCTGATTCAACTTTTTCAATTGTTTCGGTAATTCTATTTAATGTACCGATATCAGAACCTTCTTGCAACGCTTTTAATTTTACAATTACCTCTCCTTTAATCGAATCAAAATTTTCTTTTAATACAGAATCATCTGTAGATAAAAATTTCATTAAATCTTTCTTTTCAGATTCATTTAATCCATTGATATAACTTGAGATTGTTTTATTTGCGACACTCACCATGGTAGTTAGTGGTAATTGTATAATTTCTTTATTAATTGGTTTGGGAACCATTAAAGATTCTTTAATCAATTTTTTACTTTTGATTTTAGATTCGATAGTTAATACGTCAGTTGAAAATAATCCATCAACAGTTTCGTATAGGTTTTCTGATTTAACATTACCAACCCAAGTCTTTAGATTATTTAACTCAGAAGATTTAATTTTGTTAATGGTGTTTTCATACATGGTAACACACTCATGTATATAATCATTAACCGTATTTTCCTTTAAACCTTTCTTAGAACTTAATTCATCGTATAGATAAAATATCTTACTGATATTTTTATTCTCTAATACTAATTTTTTAAAATTTTTTAATTCATCTTTAAAAGTATCGTTAGAATATGATTCTAATAAAACTTTTTCTATCTTAGATTTTAATATACCAAACTTAATCATTTTCGTTTTTTTATTATAAATATCAATCTTTTAGAAGTTTACTCAGTTGAGCCTCCATTTCTCCTAAAGAATTTTTTCCCTTGGATAAATCAATATATGAATCCTCATCCGTTAATGAGTTTGATTCTAATAGAATTTTTAAGTTATCTCGTTTAAAAGATTCTGGTGTCATTCCCGCACCTCCACCTGGCTCAGGTGGGGGTGGTGGCATTGATTCTCCTCCTCCTTCATCACCTCCTGGAGGTGGTGGAGCTCCTCCCGCATTTGCGGTTGACCCTGATTTATTACCGTATAGTTTGTCAACGTTATCAAATATTCCTGAATGAGTAATGATTGTTGCGGTGTTTGTTAACTCAGCACCAACCGCTTTCTCAATACGTTGTTGTTGTAAATCAAGTTTAATTTCTTCATCAGAGAACCCTAACACATGTTTTTTGGCCCATGATACTGATACAGGGGCAATACCTTCGATAGCGGTAACCGCGTCTTTATAAAGTAAAATCTTCTCTTTCCACAAATCAACTTTTAATAAATCCGCTTGAGATGATGGGTTAGTTAAACCTAATGTAAAGTTTGATAACTCGTCCTCAAACCCTAATAGGAATAAGTGAATGATTGCAATTTTATTCATTTCAGCAATCATACATTTTTGAATTCTATTAATGGTTCTTGCAAAACGAATATCCATTAACGATAAGTTTTTGCCGTCACCAACAATTTCCTCAAAACCTAAAAAAGCTTTAGGAACACGTAGTGCGGTTAATAATTTCTTTTGGATGTATTCTATATCAGCGATTTCCGATAAGTTCTGTGCCCCTGGTAATGTCTCAATTGGTGATGCTTGCGCTGGGTCACGAACAGGAATAAAGTAATCTTGGTCAACCGCCATTTGGTTGAATCGTAAATCTACGTTTCCTGTATTTTTATCAACAACTTGGTCTCTTTTAAATTTGTTTGCAACACGTTGTACATATGCCTCAACATCTTTATCATCCATGTTACCAACAAATACTTTAAATACTCTTCTTTCAGGGGCTCTTGATGTTCTATAAATTAACATCGCGTCTTCAGATAACAATAACTGTTTCCAAATACGTCTTGCCTTTTCTAACATTGAAGTACCGTAGGGAAGTTTTCTATCATCACCTAATAATCTAAAGTGAGCAATCTCCCATGAATTAAATTCCA